ATATAGAACAAACTACAGATTATATTAATTCACTTATGGACGCCCAACAAAAAGGAGAGATAAATTATGATTTATTATTTTTATGGGATTCTGTTGGTTCGGTACCATGTAAGATGACTTTTGATGGAAAAGGTGGAAAAATGCATAACGCTGCCGCATTAGCTGATAAAGTGGGTATGGGGTTAAATCAAAGAATTTCAGGAAGTAGAAAAGAAAGTTCCAAATACACTAATACATTAGTAGTAGTTAACCAACCTTGGGTAGAATTACCAGACAACCCATTCGGTCAACCAAAAATAAAAGCTAAAGGAGGGGAAGCCTTATGGTTAAACTCAACGATAGTTTTCCTATTCGGTAATCAAAAAAATGCTGGTATAGGTAAAATAACCGCGACAAAAGATAAAAGAAAGATTAAATTTGCTACTCGAAGTAAAATTTCTGTTATGAAAAACCACGTTAACGGACTAGGATACGATGATGGTAAGATTTTAATAGTAGCACATGGGTTTCTAAAAGGTAGAGACAAAAAAGACGAAAAGGCTGCTATTGACAAGTATAAAGAAGAAAATTCCTCATACTGGAATAGAATTATAGGTAGTGAAGGGGACTTCAACATCGCTGATGAAGAAACTGGAGAGTTATATTAAAAATATTGTTTAACCTATAAAAAATTACCAGTGACACACACTCTTATTATTGATGGAAACTCCCTATTTAAAATAGGATTTCATGGCGTAAAAAATTTTTACAATGACGAACAACACGTAGGTGCTATTTTTCATTTTGTTAATACCATTAAAAAAGGATTAATAGAAGAAGGATATGATAAAGTTGTTGTTTTTTGGGATGGCCAAGAAAATAAACTAAAAAGAAGAGAGATATATCCCCCTTATAAGGTTGGTAGGAAACGAGACTCAATGCGAGAAGACAGTGAGTCTTTTCGATACCAACACAATAGAATTAAAGAATACTTAGAAGATTTATTTGTACGACAAGGAGAATACAAATATGCTGAAGCTGATGATTGTATAGCGTACTATTGTCACAACTCCCCGAAAGAAAAGAAAACGATATATACCGTAGATAAAGATTTAACACAATTAATATCGGAAGATGTTAAAGTGTATCTTGCATCTACAAGAACAGAATTAACACATAAAGATAAAATACCTTTAAGACATATTTCTATACCACCAGCTAATATGCCTTTAGTTAAAATTTTGGTAGGTGATAGTTCAGATAATTTTGGCGGTATAGAAAAGTTAGGTGAGAAAACTTTATTAAAAATGTTTCCAAAAGTTATAGAAGAAGATATTAATTTTGATTACATTTTTGATATTAGTAGAGAAATTATTAACGATTCCCCAAATAATGTTATAGCTAATAACATTCTTGATGGCAAGAGTAGAGAAGGTAAATTTGGTTTGGATTTTTATTCTATGGGGACCAAATTAATAGATTTAAAACAACCTATACTAAAAGAAGAAAATAAAAAAGAAATAGATGAATTGATTAATTCACCACTAGACCCAACAGGAAGACACTGGAAGAACGTTATAAAATTAATGATGGAAGATGGGTTATTTAGGTTTTTACCAAAGAAAGATGATGGTTGGTCAGAATATCTACAACCCTTTATAAAATTAGGAAGAACAGAAAAGAAAAAATATAAAAAATTAAAATAAATAAGGCTATGAAAATTAAGAATGATAATTTAAAAGATGTAACAAAATTTGAGTTTCTATTAACCATTGACGACAATATTATTTGTCAACGATACTTCAATGTTAGGAAATATAACCCAAAAACAAGGGACTCTATTGATGTATATGACACAATGTCCTACATATCAAGTGAACTAGAAGATAAGCTCGTAAAGAAGTCTATTGATAAACTTTATGACGAATATAACCCTTATAGGTTTAGAAGAGAATTTGATGACAAATTGACGAATAATGATAAACCTAGTATATGGGATGAAAAATTTCATCTTATTTTGAAGCTAAATGGAAGTGAGATATATCATAAAATTTTACCTGCAGGGGCATACCCACCCAAGGTAAGATATACTGTGGACATTAGACCTACCATACCTAGAATCTTGAATGAGTTATCAGACACTTTGTCACGTAAAAAACTTAGCTATTATTAGCAGAGAATACACTTAATAAAACTATTTATTATTACACTAAAAGAAACATATGATTACGAATAACGAAAATTTTGGATACCTAGGAAATAATTTTCAATTAAAGCTAATTAATCAAATAATAACCGACAAAAAATTTGCAGGGCTTATTATTGATGTGATAGAGTCTCGCTACTTTGACAACCAATATTATAGATTAATTATGCAAATGGTAAAAGAGTATTACGAGAACTACCAAACCACACCATCATTCGATGCTTTAGACCAGATTACCAGAATAGAAGTAACTTCTGAAATGGCACAAAGGAATATATTTGATATGATGAAGGAGATTAAAAAGATATCGTATGAAGACCATCTTTGGGTCCAAGAAAAATCTCTTAAATTCTGTAAACAACAAGAATTAAAAAAGGCTATTAAAAAGGTTAATAAGATTTTAGAGAAAGGTGATTTTGAATCATATGATAAATGTGAAGAATATATAAGAGACGCTATACAAGTTGGGGAAGATAGTGAGGGGGCATTAGATGTTTTTTCTAAATTAGAGGAGGCATTACAAGAGGATTTCAGACACCCTATAGCTACCGGTATATCTGGTATAGATAATTTATTAGACGGTGGTTTAGCAAAAGGAGAAATAGGTGTTTTTCTAGCACCAACAGGTGTCGGTAAAACAACAATATTAAGTAAAATAGCTAATGAGGCTTATAACTCTGATTATAATGTATTACAGATATTTTTTGAAGATAACCCTAAAATTATACAACGTAAACATATAACATGTTGGACGAAAATTGCATCAAAACAGCAATCTGAAAAGAAGGAAGAAGTATTAGAAAAGTTAGCTAAATGTAGAACAAAAGGCAAATTAATATTGGAAAAGTTACCATCAGATAGTATTACTATGACTAATATCAAGAATAAAATAAGAAAATTGGTATCAGAAGGTAATAAATTTGATATGATAGTTTTAGACTATATAGATTGTGTTATACCTAGTAGAAATTTTGATAATGAATGGAAAGGTGAAGGTGCAGTAATGAGACAGTTTGAAACTATGTGTACAGAAATGGATTTAGTAGGTTGGACAGCAGCACAGGGAAATCGTTCATCTATAAGTTCAGAGGTTGTAACCACAGACCAAATGGGAGGTTCCATTAAAAAGGCACAAGTGGGTCACGTAATAATATCTATTGCAAAGACCTTACAACAAAAAGAATTGGGTTTAGCTACTATCGCTATAACTAAATCAAGAATAGGTCAAGATGGTATTGTATTTGAAAATTGTAAATTTGATAATGAAATGTTAGAGATAGATACCGCACAATCACAAACTTTCCTAGGTATAGAAGAGGGAAGAGAACAAAAAAATAGAGATAGAGTTACGCAAGCTCTACAAAGAAGAGAAAAAATAATTAATAAATCTAAAAGTTAAAATATATGGAGATTTCAAATAAAATTTTATCAGATATTACAGTTTATATGAAGTATGCAAAATACTTACCAAAACTAAATAGAAGAGAGACATGGGAAGAGTTAGTAACGCGTAATAAAAATATGCATATAAAGAGATATCCTCATATAATAGAGGATATTGAAGAAAAATATAAATTGGTATATGATAAAAAAGTATTACCATCAATGAGAAGCATGCAATTCGGTGGTAAACCAATTGAAATTTCTCCAAACAGAATTTACAATTGTGCTTATTTACCCATTGACCATATTGATTCATTTAGTGAAACAATGTTTTTGTTGTTAGGTGGAACAGGAGTAGGATATTCAGTTCAAAAACATCATGTCGCGAAACTTCCACCTATACAACACCCTTACCCTAAAAGAAAAAAGAGATTCTTAATTGGGGACTCAATAGAAGGGTGGGCTGATTCAGTTAAAGTTTTAATGAAATCATATATGAATGGTGGTGGAAGTAAAATAGACTTTGATTTCTCAGATATAAGACAAAAAGGAGCAAGATTAGTAACTTCAGGAGGAAAGGCACCAGGACCCCAACCACTTAAAGAATGCTTAGTTAAAATAGAAGGTGTTTTGTCTAATAAAGAAAATGGGGACCATCTTACAACATTAGAAGTACATGATATTGTTTGTTATATTGCAGATGCAGTTTTGGCAGGAGGTATCAGACGAGCAGCATTAATTTCTTTATTTAGTGCGGATGATAATCAAATGATTGGTTGTAAGGCTGGTAATTGGTGGGAACTTAATCCACAAAGAGGTAGAGCTAATAATTCAGCATGTTTAATGAGACATAAAATTACTAAAGAGTTTTTTATGGATATATGGAAAAGAGTTGAACTTTCAGGTGCAGGAGAACCAGGTATCTATTTGAATAATGATAAAGATTGGGGAACTAATCCATGTTGTGAGATAGCTTTACGTCCATATCAATTTTGTAATTTATGTGAGGTTAATGTAAGTAATATAGAATCACAAGAAGACTTAAATGAAAGAGTTAAAACAGCCGCATTTATAGGAACACTTCAAGCAGGATATACGGCTTTTCATTATTTAAGAGAAGTTTGGCAAGAAACAACTGAAAAAGACGCTTTAATTGGTGTTTCTATGACTGGTATAGGGAGTGGCAAGGTTTTAAAGTATGACACTAAAAAAGCTGCAAGTTTAGTTAAAAGAGAAAATACGAGAGTATCTAAATTATTAGGAATCAATCAAGCTGCAAGATGTACAACAGTAAAACCCGCAGGAACAACCTCATTGGCATTAGGAACGTCATCCGGAATTCATGCATGGCATAATGATTATTATATTAGAAGAATTAGAGTTGGTAAAAATGAAGCAATATACACTTATCTAAAAGTAAATCACCCAACTCTGATAGAAGATGATTACTTTAGACCACACGATACAGCGGTAATTAGTATTCCACAAAAAGCTCCAAAAGGGTCTATTTTAAGAACTGAATCCCCATTCCAACTCCTAGAGAGGGTTAAAAAAGTTGCAACTGAATGGGTACGTTCTGGACATAGAAAAGGCTCGAATTCTCACAATGTATCTGCCACAATATCGTTAAGAGACCATGAATGGGATAAAGTAGGAGAATGGATGTGGGAAAATAGAAAACACTATAATGGACTTTCAGTATTACCTTACGAGGGTGGAACATACACTCAAGCACCATTTGAAGATATAGTAGAAGCACAATATCATAAAATGATGAAAACTTTAATTGATATAGATTTAACACAAGTAGTAGAACTAGAAGATAATACAGATTTATCTGGTGAATTAGCGTGTGCAGGTGGTAGCTGTGAAATTGACGTAGATTTGAAAAATTTAAACGGAAATGGGACTATTAAAAAGAAAGAAGCAAGTGAAACACAAATTCAGTAAAGAAATTTTATACCACTTTAATTGTGGTAAATGTAATAAATGGTGGTCAATTGCTGACTACCATTTATTTTATAATAATGTACCAGAAAATGAAGAAATGGTACATAGTTTGATGATATGTCCTTATTGTGGACACAAAGAAACATTAATAGAAGTAAAAAATGAGAAGATATAGAATCTTATAAAGATAAAGAATAAAGCTTTAGTGTATTTATAGTAAAATAAACTATGGCAACAAACGGCACATTTGGTATAAATTTTCCTTTTCGTGATAGCTCTAAAGGGTATTACATGGAGATGACAGAATCCCCAGAAGAGGAAATACGAGCTGATTTTATCCATTTATTGTTAACTAGGAAAGGTACCAGGTATTTTCTCCCAGATTTCGGAACAAGACTATATCAATTTATTTTTGAACCTATGGATAATCGGACTTTTGACGCTATAGAAGCTGAGATTAGGGATGCTGTTAAAAAATATATACCTAATTTAAGAATAGATAAGATAACTATTACTCCTGCGGCAGAAGCGGAAGAGACTGAGGGTACTTTAGTCACTACTAACGATGATAGGGTATATAGGGTAGCTGGAGCAGGAACCGATGATTATACGGCAAAGGTATTAATAGAGTTCACAATAACGGATAGTGCTTTTGAAACTAGAGACTTCGTAATAATAAATTTATAAGATGGCCGAGAAAAAAATAGCATACACAGAAAGAGATTTTTTAGGGTTAAGAAATGAATTATTAAGATATACTAATGATTATTACCCAGATTTAATCCAGAATGCAAATGATGCTTCATTATTTTCTGTATTTCTAGATTTAAATGCTGCGGTAGCAGATAACTTACACTACCATATAGACAGAAGTATGCAAGAGACCGTACTTCAATACGCACAAGAAAGGAGTTCTCTTTATAATATTGCTAGAACTTATGGTCTAAAGATACCAGGTAATAGACCTTCAGTATCGGTAGTAGATTTTAGTATAAATGTTCCAGTTAGGGGAGATAAAGAAGATGCTCGTTATTTGGGTATTTTACAAAGAGGTGCACAATGTAAAGGGGCTGGACAAGTTTTTGAAACAGCGAATGACGTTAATTTTGCGTCCCCATATGACGCAAGTGGATTTCCTAATAGAACAAAAATACCAAACTTTGACTCCAATGGTAATATTGTGGACTACACTATAACCAAAAGAGAAGTTGTAGTAAATGGGATTACAAAAGTGTTTAAGAGGGTTATTACAGACTCGGACGTTAAACCATTCTTAAAAGTTTATTTACCAGAAAGAAATGTACTTGGTGTTGTTAGTGTTATACAAAAAGATGGTAACAATGTACAGGCGTTACCAAACACTAGTGAATTTATTTCTTCACCAAATAAATGGTATCAAGTGGATGCATTGGTAGACGATAAAGTTTTTATAGTAGATTCTACTAAACCTACAGGTAAAGCTGGTATAAAAGTGGGTAAACATATAACTACAGATAATCGCTATATCACTGAATATACACCAGAAGGGTTCTTTTATTTAACTTTTGGTGGCGGACTATCTTCTAATCAATCAACATTAGATGATTTTGTGACTCAAACCGGTTATAATCTAGATTTAAACAAATATATGGACAATATATCTTTAGGACTAGCTCCTAAGGCTAATACTACTCTTTTTATACAATATAGAGTTGGTGGTGGAAAAAATACTAATTTAGGTAACAATGTTATTAATGTATTAGGATTATATAATTTTGCATTAAATGGTCCCAATAACAACATCAATAACTCTGTAGACAATTCTTTAAAGGTTACAAATATAACAGCGGCAATTGGGGGAGCTAATATGCCATCAATTGAAGAAGTAAGAAATTATGTATCTTTTAACTTTGCTGCACAGAATAGAGCAGTAACTATTAATGATTATATTGCTCAAATAAGAAAGATGCCTAGTGAATTTGGGGCACCAGCAAAAGTAGGAGTAGTAGAAGAAGAAAATAAGGTGTTAGTTAAATTATTGTCTTATACACCAGAAGGAGCATTAACTTCAAGGGTTCCCAGTATTTTATCACAAAATGTAGCAGATTATATGTCTGACTATAGAATGTTAAATGACTATATATCTGTAGGGTCCGCTGAAGTTATAGACCTAAGGCTAGAAATTTACCTATATACAGATAAAGGATTTAATCAAGGGCAAATAGTGACTAATGTAATTAATACTACAGCAGAATTCTTCCAACCAACCAAAAGAGAATTAGGTCAAGATGTTTTTCTTGGTGAATTATCCAAAGAATTGGCACAATTAGATGGTGTAATCAATATAATTGATATAGAGTTATATAATGAATTGGGTGGACAATACTCTGATTCACAGGTTTCACAACCCTATTCTAATAGTGTAACTAGACAAATTAGTCTAATAGACCAAACTATCTTCGCTCAACCAAATCAGACTTTCCAGGTTAGATATCCAGATAAGGATATAGTGGTTAGATTAAAAAATCCTGACCAAACTAATATATCGTAATAATAGTTTACATAGAGTAGGATTAATTTAATTTTGATTCTAAGCCATAAACTATTTATCAGGTAAAGACTTTGTATGCACAAAAGCTATAGGATTAGAACAACACCTGGTGTTGACAAAAATATAAATGTTACATTAGAACAAGACTTCGATTTACTTGAAATCCTTAGTCTTAAACTTACACAGTCTGAAGTATATTCTAGATTATGTGCAGATTTCGGTGTTGTTGTTGGAAGAGTTCTAGCAAATGGTGGTTATGGGATACCAAATGCTAAAGTTTCTATTTTTATTCCTTTATCGGATGAAGATGACCTTGACCCAGTTATTTCTGAATTATATCCTTATAAAGAAACCACCGATAAAAATGAGTTAGGGTATAGATATAATTTACTTAGTTCAGCTAAACAAAATAATTGTCATACCCCGACAGGAAGTTTCCCTACAGAAGAAGAAGTTCTATTGGACCCTCTATTATTGGAGGTATACGACAAATACTATAAATTTACTGTTAAAACAAATAAGAGTGGTGACTACATGATATGGGGGTTACCACTAGGAGTACAAAAAATACATCTATCCGTAGATGTTGGGGATATAGGTTGCCATTCAATGAAACCTATTGATTTTATTGTAAAAGGAGTATCACCAGATAAATTTAAAAGTTATTCGGAGTTTAAGGCATCATCAAACTTAGATACCTTACCACAGGTTATCATACAAGAAAAGTCTATTGAGATTACACCTTTCTGGGGAAGTAAAGATTTATGTAATATAGGGATTACTAGAGTAGATTTTGATTTAAGAGACTCTGGAGTGGAAATACAACCTACTTCTACATTAATGGGAGCTATAATGAGTGATGATAATGCTGCTTCTGTAAATATAAATGGTTCGGTTAGTAGGTATCAAGGTGATATGTGTTCTTTAACCACAGGACCAGGGACTATAGAAGCGGTAAGATTTACCATTTTTGATAGAGCAGCGGGGGACGGTAGACCACATTTGGAATTTTTTAATTTAGAAGGCACATCTAAAGTAATAGATGATGGCGGTACTTTTACAGTACAAGTACCAATGAATTTAGATTATATAATAACTAATGAATTTGGTGACGAAATAATATCCTTAGATGATTCAGTTGGAATCCCAACTAGAGGGAAATACAGATTTAGAATCGGTCTAGATAGTTCTTCTGTAGGGGGTAGAAGAAAAGCAAAATATTTGGTTCCTAACATTCACGAATATAAT